GTTTCAAATCCAGTAACAGCACTAGCAAAAGTAACTGTTCCAGTTCCTGTTGTAGTAGTTGTTTGTTTTACTCTATCATTTAAAACTAAAGCCATTTATATCCTTATGCCATACTTATTATTGCATTAGCTGGTGTACCTGGATCTGGGAATGAAATTACAAACGAACCATTAGTGGCAGTTTTATTTCCTCCAAAATCTAATACAACACATAATTTGTCTGCATTGGTATCATTGTAGATAGCTGCAAACGCTGCTGTAAAAGTAGCATTGTTAAGAGTTGAATCAGTAAAATCAACAGTTGCTATTGCACCTGTGCTTACTACTGCTTGTCCTGCTAAAACTTTTCCTGCTGTTGTGTATCCTGTATTATTGGCACTTACTTCTTGAGCAGTAAGATAAGCTGTGCTTCCTGTACCATATGGATTACCTGTATACAAAGCTATTTTAAAAGAGTTTCCTCCATTTGCGAAATCGTGTGTTCCCGAAAAGAGTTCTCCTCTAAATGAAAACGGTATTATATTTGCCATATTATTTTATCTCCTTAATTAATTTATTTATTACTTGATGGTGATTTAGATACTAATTGCTGACGGATCATTCCATCTTCATATTGGTCTCTGCGTCTGTAACCGATTTGTTCAGTTGCGTACGTGGTAAGGGCATTTTGATAAAGCCCTTGGTAATATTGTATCATATCCTGTGGACCTTTCAAGTAGCCAAATGTATTTATCAAAGAACTATATAAAAGTAAATCTTGATATTTATTGGATAAATATGTTCCGTTTGTAGAGGCTGGAGCTCCTGTCGGCAGTGTTGTATTTGTTATACTAACATTTTCTTTATTATACGCCATTGTAATTTCATAAGTTTTATCAGGAGTAGGAGCTACTAACCAAAAAGATTCATCCCAATTTCCATAATATCTCGGTATATCTACTGCTGCAGTTCCAGGTGTAGAGTAATATTCCGCCATAAAACTAGGATCTCTTTGTTCTAAATAAAATTGCTCATTGTCAGAATTTTTAAGCTGAACATAATTAATTGATCTTAGATCATCAGGAATAGTTACATATTTATTACCAGCAACTAAACTAGATGTTGCATAGTGTGCATTTTGATCTGTAGGTACGGCTCTTATAATTGTATTTTCTGAATTTATAATAATATTTTTTAAGATATTATCTGTCAATACAGTGTCGGATACTTCTGTATAATCTCTAATATCTGATTGTAAATTTGCTAAAGTATATGCCATATTATATTGCTTCCAATGTTACAGGTCCTGCTGAACAACTGTCTCCACCACCTTTTACACCAGATGTTGTTCCATTGCTAGCACTTTGAAAATAAAAATAATTAATAGGAGTTGTTAAAGGATCAGTTGTTGTTGCACCGGATACTGTTCCGTCAGCTGCTATTTTTCCTAATAAAATTGTAAAACCCGCTGCTCTACTTATATCTGCTACATTATTAAAAGTAGAAATTGGAGCGAAGGATTGTAAATTATAAGTGTCTGGTCCTCCTGCACCTGCTCCTGTTACTTGTGGCGCACCTCTTAGTCTAACTACAGAGTTAGCTAATCTTTGATGATCAACTGAATATACATTAACAAATGTATTGCCCCCTGAAATAATAATTTCAAATGGATTATTATCTAATAAAATTAATTGTGGAGTACTCTCTGCTTGTACTCTTGGATTTTGTAAAGCTTGCGGATCTGATCCAACTGGTCTAGGTTCAAGCTGTGGTTGTTTTGGTTCATACTCTGAATTATGAACTAAAGATCCATTCCATTCTCTTACCATTTCTGTATAAGGAAATCTTAATCCTGATCTATCTGAAATTGCTAATGCATTTTTACCTCTAGCAAAAACTCCCATTATACACCATCTCCATAAAAAGTTTGTGGTGATATAAATGTAGATGTACCTTGGTTGTCTGCATCCAATGCTCTTAACATTTCACCTTCATATCTTCTCTCAAGCTCTCCTGATCTTTCTGGTGAAACTTTTTGACTTAAATAATAAGCAAGTCCTGAAATCATACATGGAAAAAATCTACTAACTACATCTGATGTATAATTATAAGAACCTACATCTTGAATTTTAGCTAAGTAGTAAAAACAAAATTGAAAACTACTTGGTGTAGTTGTGCTAGAAACACTTGAGTTTGGTGTTGCATATAAAAATATGCTAGGATTTATTTTTCTCTCCATATAAAATTGTGAAGGAGTTCCTTGAGTTAATTTATTTGGTATTGCATTGTATTGAGATCTACTTCTTGAAGATAAAACAACATCAACAGGTGCAGTTGTTGTAGAATTATTTCTATAGTAAGCTTCTAAAATAGAAGTCATATCACTTGGAAAGTTAACACTATCTGTTGCAAAACTATATTCGGCTTGTCCTAATACTAAAGGAACTTTAGCAAGTTTTACTTTCCATAAATGAACACCTCTATTTTGCCATTCTTGAAATAAAATATTTAAAGATCTCCTAGCACTTCTTAATTGGTAACCAGTTCTAGTACCCAATACTCCTGTTCTTTCATAAGCTTCTTCTATGATGTCATCTATTTGAGGATTAAATTCTGTAGTCTCAGAAGTAGGTGAAACAGTTTGTAATGTATTACCCATGCCAGCTAACGCTGCACTGAAATAAAATAATACTGGAGCTCCTACAGTTCTTACCGGAGCGACAACAATAGTTGTTTTAGCTCCTGCTTGTCCTGCAGTTCCAGTTGTAGTTACGCCTGTTGTGTATGCTTGACCACCTGTTGTATTTGTTCCATCTTTAGTGCTAGAAAATGCTAATAAAAAATTAGCATTAGTCCCATCGGATTGATCAAATATGTAAGTGTTACCTTCTTGTAAATAGTAAATAGGACTTACTTCACCGTTAATAAAAAACTTATTAGCAGTGCCAAAAGCATTGGTGCCACTTGCGACGGTGACTGTAAAAGTAATAGTCGCCATTTAATTTCCTAACTACCTGTTGGATTTGGACCGTCGTAGTAAACTGTTATTGCTTCTACTACACGAGTAGATTGAAGATTAATAAATGCTCCGGTTTTAAATAATAAACCGTTATCTGGAATGTATGGTTCAATATCATATCCACCAGTTACACCATCACTTACATAAAATTTAGATACAATAGTTCCTGTTAAAGACGTATTATGAAAATCTATTGTTCCTGCAGTTCCTGATGCGTAAGCTTGCATACCTCTTACTCTAGTTCTTCCAGCAAAAATAATTCCTGTGTTTGATAGAGTTGCTGATATTAAAGTTCCCACATTAACATTAGTTGCTGTTGCTACTGAAACAGTTATTGAAGTTACAGACAAAAATACTCCTGCTGCATTATCAGTTGTACTTACTGTACCAGCATTTACACCTGTTACTGTAGTTGTTAAAGCTGCTCCACTTGGAGCTGTTCCAACAATTGTAAATACTGCATTAGCTATATTTTGTGCAGAAGATATAGAAATTCTCATACCTAAATTAGTAGGATTATTTAATGATTCTGGAAAGTAAGTATCTGTTAAAAAATTTATAGTGTTCCCTGCAGTGATAGAAACATTATCGGCAGCTATTGCTATATTAGTTGTAGATGTAGTTGGTAAAAAAGTTTTTGACGCTACATATGAATTATCTGGCATAATTTTATTCCTTTTTTTAATTTTGTACTAAGGCCCCGAAGGGCCTTAGAAAAATAATTATTAGTTTGACTCTGCGCCGTTAATAAGGTCTGCAATAAAGTAGTAAAGAGTACCAGATATAGCACCTGCACCTTGAGTGCCTGCTGTATTTGTAACTACTGCTTGTTCCCTTACACCCGTTCCAGATAAAGCCATAGCTGGTCCAAATTCAACTGCGTTTATAACTGTTGAAAATCCACCAAGCATTGCTCCTGCTGTCGCAGTATTAACTGTAGTTAATGATCTATTAACGATTGGTGCTGCATCTAAAATCCCATCAGGATCTGCTACAACTACACCAGTTCCTATTGGTGCAATTCCAAGATCAAGAGTTGTGTTTGCTGCTGCACCTGCTTCCCAAATAACTACTTGGTACACTACTGCACCTTTTGGTAAAATAACTGTAGTTGCATCAGTGGTTGATTTTTGTACATTTCCATTACCAGCTGATAATGTATTTGGTATGTGAAAGTTTGCTGTTGCTGCCATTGAACCGGCAATTGAAGTTCTTAAACCGTCTCCATTTTCTCTTACGTTTCCTGTAAATGTCGTGTTTGCCATATTAATATCCTCCTAGATATCTGAATACTGTCCCTAGGGTTGTCGACTATACGCGTCAGCATTCATCATTATTTAAATG